TAATACTTCTTCACGACTGCGAACAAGTACGTCTTTTGCTTTGTTATATTTACTCATTGTTTTCCTCTGGCCCCTCTTGGGCAACTTTATTTTGTTGTGCTATGAACTTTACGTTATTACCGTACATTTCAATACCAACCAATTTTTCTTTTACACTACCAAGGGCCATAGCCGTATGATATAGGAACTCACGTTCTTTCTGAGCGTGTGGTTCTGTTTTTAACCATGATACAAATAAGTCAGCAAGGATTTCTGAGTACGCTTCACCAAAGAACTGTTCACGTTCTCTTTGTACAAACTGTGCTCGACCTAGTGCTACTTGTGCATCACGAAAAGGTTCTACTTTATATTCACCTGTTTCATGGTTCATCTTTGGCTTAATCTTCTCTTCAAAGCCTTTACGATATTTATCCATTATTTATTTCTTTAGAAGAACCCTCCCGCCTCATTTCTGAGTGGGAAGGCCGTGTTATTAATTACATTTGTGGTTCACCAGAAGCTGCTGGACCAGATACTTCGGGCATAGGTGCTCCACCTTGTGGGCGGGATGCATCCATACCACCTGACATTTGGATTGTCTGTTGGGCAATCTTTAATAATTCAGTAATATCAGGCTTAGGTGGCAACTCAACACCTTCTTTAGCTGCTTTAATATAGAGATCAGCCCACTTTTGGTGAGAGGTATCTAAGGCAACCATAAGTTGTTTGGTGTTATCTTGCATAGCGTTCTTAGACTGAATATTAGTTAAATCTAGTGTGGCTTGCTTTTGAGCTAATGTTAGCTGTAAGTCTTGTTCTTGTAACTGCTTTTGTTTCTCAGCAGATTGCATTTCTGCATCTCTGGACTTTTTAGCTTGTTCTTTAAAACTAGGATCAGTATAGTCTACTAAGTAGTCTAATGGGTCTAAGTCCATAGCTTCAAGAGACTTACAAGCAATACGTACAGCGGCTTCAGGATTAACAGCACCACCAGCACCGGCCTGTTGTAAGGCAGGAATTAATTGTGTACCAATCTGAACCATCTTTTTCATAATGTTACTGTTACTGTTTTCACCGACATCAACATCAATATAGAGCATCATGTTGTCTGGTAGAGTACCCGGATCAATCTGTTTAAATAGATTATTCTGGTCATAATACTTTGTAACTTTACCACGAAGTTTTGATCTTAAAGTTTTGTATACACCTTCAGTGAGTCGTTTAAAACCTGTCTCAGCAAACCTACGTGCCATAAATTGAATACGTACCTGTGCAGCAGACATAGCACGAGACATTTTCTCTTCAGAGTTACCTGAAACAAACAACGTATCGTTCAAACCCTGAGCAGCTTTACCCATACCAGTAGCTTGCTCTTTGTGCATTTGTAGTAACTCTAGAAGAGGCACTGTACCTGTACTAATAGTGTCAGGTGTCAAAGCAGAAACAGCAGTTTGAGGGTTACCATTAGTAGCAATAATCTGCTTAGGCTTCATGTTTTGAAGAGCAGAGAAATCAACTACGTTAGGATCGGCCAGTTTAGGGGAGTAGTTAGTTAGATAAACGTTCTCAACAAAGCCGCGCATAATAGCGGTAGTAGCCATTGTAGATGGACGTACCATATCGGCAACTGATAAACCAAAGAATTCATGGGGTACCTCAAATGGGCATAGTGTGGCTAGCGGAATCATATCACAGTCTTCTTCAAGAAGTACTGTTGAACCCGCAATAATAAAATGTTTTAATTCAGCAATACCGTCACCATCACGGTCAACGCGTAACCAGCATTCAACCACAGTAACTTGTCTGTTAGCCTCTGTAGCATATACCTCACGGGCATTACCGCCAATCCAGTATTCTTGACCGACTAAAGCTTTACGGGCAGCTTGTTCTTCCGTGTACTTGGTTGCCCAATCAGCAGAACCATCTCCAATATTATCCCAATCAATATTATCAGCAATATCAGGGAAATACTTTCGGATTTCAGAACGAGTCATGTCAATTTGAATACCCACAAACGCGGCATCATCTAATGTGTGTGCGTCACGGGTAATCCGGAAAGCTTCTGGGTGTACGTTCTTAATGTTAATACGTGTTTTGTTGTTCTTCTTTTTAAGCCGAACATCTTTGTACACCATAGCATAAAAAGAATTACCATCTTCACCTGTACGAAGTTCTTGTTCGTACTCTAATTCCCCGGTAACCTCTACATCAGGGTCAGCAAGGATAATATCTAAATTCTCTTGGTCAATAGAGCTGTACTCTTCAAAGGAGTACTCATAGTCTTCAATAAATTCCCAACGAACAATACTATTCTTCCATAGCAAAGCGGATTTAACCCATGTATTTAGGATTTCCCAACCAGCGTTTTGTTTAAAAATAGTATAGTTAACTAAGTCAGAAGCTACTTTAGCTTCATGAAAATCTCTTGGGGATTGTCCAGCGGGAATAAAACGAGCTAGTCTATTATTGTTGAACATTAGTTCGGCAAGAATAGCAGTATAACCTTCAATAGCCTCTACCGTATCTGAAGATACAATCTGAGAAACACCTTGTGGAGACAGGTGGAATTGAGGCATCATACCATATTCATATGTGGCTTTTTGTCTTTCTCGTGCTAAGTCAGCACTGTTCAGAAAGTCACCAACAGAGTTCATTACACCCTGCTCAATCATTGCAATAAGTTCTTCATCCCCTACTGCTTCTTTATATCTATCTGTCATTGTAAACCTTTCTTGGTTCATTCATTCAATCAAAGCCTACAATGGCTTAGGTTTAGCGATAGCTAAAGCTATCTCTTATTATTAATCTTCTGGACGTCCACCCGCCAGTCGCCCCGAGTTAGGACACATAGGACAAATTTAACCCTGCCCTCGAATAGGTAGCGTACGACCGCTTTTATCTCCTACTTTTTCTTTGGGGTTTAATTGTTTCACAGGAGTAGAAGGTTTCAAAAACTTCTTCATATCTTGTGTTTGTTGTTTGTCGTTGTAAAAAGCTGTCATAGCCAAGTACTTTCTATTTGTTGGAATGACCCCATTCTTTGTGAAAAAGGTACATTGTTAGTTGTTAATTTATCACCATGAGTTCTTATTACTTCTAGGGCAATGGCCAAAGCAATAACAGTGTCATCATTATGGCCAATAATAGCATTAGTCTTTCCAGAATCATCTGCCACATAATTCATTAACTCCCCAATAATAATTCTTGAAGGGATCCAAATATCTTCCTGCTCAATAGCATTCTTTAAGAAGCCAATTATTGCAGGTTTAGAAGCAGAAGTAGTTCTCCAACCAATACGTGTACCTTCTTCTTTGGACACATTAGCCATCTTAGTTTGATAGTACATATTGACATAACCCATTTGAGTTAGTCGGTTTAATGTTGCTATACCCATTGAATTAGACTCAACAGCTAAGAGGGCATTATTGTAGTATCTTCCCAGATAAAATAAAAGATCACCAAACTGAGAAGGATCTATTGTGTTGTTTCGGTATACAGCACAAACTTCTCTTTTATTATTCATGACTACAGCCGTGGAATAGTCTTTACCTACCCCTAAGGCAACGTCAGCGCCAACAACAAAGGAATCTTCAAAGGTAGGAAACTTAAAAATTTCTATTGAGCCCCTTGGTTTTTCTTCCATCATCATTGATTCAAAACTAAACTCCATTTGCTTTAGTATTGGCTGAGGAATTAATTGTGATAACTTCTCAATATTAAATACGTTAGAACCTGAAACAATAAATGCTTCTTCAGGTGTAGCCGGATACTCTTGCTTAAATTTATCTAAGCCCCCCTCAGCTATCTTTAATCGTCTCCAATATAGTTGTTCGTTGTCTAGGTTAAACCTTGTGACCAGTACTTCTTCTTCGGTAGTTCTTTCAAAAGTAATTTTTGAAGGAATTTCTCTCCGGTATTCTGTCATCAGAAACCATGGTACGAAAATGGCAATGTATTCGTTTTCACCGGCAACAGCTCCCTTCCACAATCTGTGAAAAGCGTTACCCACACCGTTAGCTGTACTCTCTAAAATTACTTCGGTACCTTTAGCCTGAGAAATACCCTGAAATAAACCAGCAAGAATTTTCTCATCATGTGTCCAGAAGGCAACCTCAGATAAGTGTGCAATAGTAGGTGTTGTACCTCTACCCGCTTCAGGGGCACCCGCCGTGTATAGTCTGTAACCCGAGTCATTATGTTCAAACATAATCTCTTTGGCGTTAGACTTCTTAAATGCAGGTCTGAATGTTGGGTCCATGTTTGAAATAGTATTTCTGGACATACTAAACAAGGCATCAGAGGTAGCTGCATCATGAGCCATAACAACTGATTTGTTGTAAGCATTAAAATAGGATTTCCAGAAAACCCTAGCTGTAGTATACGTACTTAAACCCATTTGTCGGGCCTTAAGAATAATAGCACGTACCCTTCCAGTCTCCGCTAATTG